GAAAAGATACTAGAGGTCAATTGACTTATTTCTTTATCTAATTTCTGAACCTCGATCCCGGTCCCCTGGATCTCATTCTTTGTTCTATTTATGATCTGTTTTAATGTGATTATGCCTTCATCTTTGACGCCCCCAAAATTAAAAGCTTCCAATACTACGAGATTAAACTCTCTTATTTTGAGATTCATCAAATCTATAGTGTCGCCCCACAATAAAACGCCTCGCCTTGCGCCCTTGAAGGTCAACACCACTCTTTTAACCCACTCGATTGATGTCTTAGCAAAGAGGACTACGCTTTTCGTCGCACTCAGCAAGGTAAGACCGAGTCCCTGCCCCCATTTAGATAAATCTCCCTGTCTTCTAAACTCCTGAAATTTCTCAATGCCAAAACCTATCCCCACTTTCACGAAATCAAATAAACCCTCCTTTGCCCTGGTAAATTCATCCTTTGCCTGGCTGACCTGATCTTTGAAGTTTGACCATAGACCAGTAAAGGTCTTCATGTTGGCCAGTGCGGCACCGTCTCCGAATTCACCGATGGCATCGATGAGCAGGAGCACCTCTTTTCTTCCGAGTTTACCTTTAGCAGACATGTCCTGCAATACCGAAATATTTTTACCCATTTTCTTTGATAATAGGTCCCACGCCGGGACACCGACCTCGGTCAACTGCCGGTTCATTTCTTCCGCTTGGATTTTGCCCTTCGTAAACATCTGCCCGACAGCACGGACGATGCTGGTCAGCCTCTCAGCACCGCCGCCTAGTTTTGAGGAAGCGTCTACTAATTTCAGCATCTGCCCGCTCATCGGATCAAGGCCGAAGGCGCGCATGGTGACAAAACTCCGTGTCACGTCCTGAAGCGATAAAGGCGTGGTCTCGGCAAATACCTTCACCCACTCCAGGGCTTCCTTCCCGGCGGCTGCCGACCCTTGCAAGGCATTCAACTGAATTCTTAGGTTTTCGAACTCAGACGAGGTCTTCACTAGAGATCTCACTAGCAGCCCCAGCCCAAGGCCCACAAACGCCGTCTTAAGATTAAAGATGGCCCCCTTCAGTCTTACGGCTGCGGATCGCATCCTGCCTAAGCCCGCGGTGACGCCCTTGAACGCCGAAGAGGTCAGGTCTCTTGCCCGGATGACGATTTTAGTTTCCATCTTTACCTTTTTTGCCCTTCGGCGGCTTTTGTTCGAAGCACTTCAGGGCCTCGGATCTGATCACCTGGAAGGCGTCCATGGTCTTGTTGTCCTGGTCCAACACGGCTCCGGCCTCCGGAAGGGCGTGGCACAGGATCCCGACACCGAAGCCTGAAACGGTGCTGTGACAGTCCCAGAACAGATTGAGGGTGTCATTTGATTCCTGATCGATGTAGGAGACCGGACATTCACGCAGGACAATGCCTCCACCCAGATTTTTGAGGAACTTCTTACTTCCTTCTCCGCCGCAGTTCCGCTTTTCGACCTTCCCTTCTAACTGGCAGCTTTCGCAGTCCCATCGCTTGACTTTTGGCCTGAGACTCCAGCGGACTGCGGCGCGGAGTTTTTTATTTCATCTTCCGTCAACCCGGAGGCATCTTCCATCGTGTCGATGATCTCTGTCACGAGTGTGGTGCATCCGGGGGCGTCATACAACTCCTGTGCATTGGTGACCGGGACCTTGATGAGCGGATGGCTGAAACCCTCAATCCGGCCGACGTTCTCCAAAAACTGACGCTCCTGAACCTCTGCCGAGTTGTCGGAAAACTCTTCTCGAAAACCTTTCCGGCGCTTGTGCTTGATCTGCTTTCCTAAAGCCTGGATCTCCCTGCGCGTTAAGAGATGAATCTCGACCGTGAAGGGATTTTCCTTCTCCCGGTTCCCGCCCCAGGCGGGTGTGTATATCATGAACTCCATGGTGTCTCCTCTTGTCCGCTGCCTCTTTAAAGAAGCGCTTCAGTTAAATAACAACGTTGCCTCGTCTTCATTCGCGGTCGGCTTGGCGACCCCCGACAGCGATATCACCGCCTCGTCACTCTCCGGGCTATCGAGGGGAAACGGATTGAACTCGAACTTGTTCATGTCGATCACGCAGCGCTTTCCTGGCACATCTCCCAGCTTGATCTGGAGGTCTTTCTGATTGTTCAGGATGGCGTCTCCTGCATATTTGAAATTGGGCTTGGTCAGGTAAAGCTCCAACTCCGCCATGACTTCCCGCGCCTCCGGAGAGCGAAATCCGTTGGCGACTGCCGAGCCGCAAAGATTGTTTCTTAAGGTCGACTTGTTGGACATCTTGAATTGACCGGAGATCATCTCGACGGCAGCCGCATCCACCTGGAGATTGCAGCTCACGCCGGAGATCGCATCCCCCGTGGTCGTTCCGGCCGGTTCGTCCGGGACAACAGTTTGCCCGACCGTCTGGGCTGCCGTGACGACTGGAGCAACCGTCAGGGTGTCGCCCACAACGTCTGTGACCACACGACCCCCTTCGACATCGACTTTGACCTGAGATCCGATTGAATACTTTGGCCCGTCTCCGGAGGCGACCACGACGCTGGCATTCCCTGCGGTTTGGGCGGTGGCCACCGTCGAGGATCCGGTGCGGACCACGTCGGCCGCCTCACCCGAGGCCTCGAACTCCACCTCGCCTTCGCCCGACCACTTGATCGTCAGGTCGTTCACGATCGCGCCCAAAACCGACACGGCAAAGTGATTTGCGAAGAGATGCATCGACAGGCCTTTCATCGCCGTCTCCAGATCCTTAATGAATGAATAGAGCACGGAGACACCGCCCGTGACCGTCTCGATCCCCATACAGGCCTTGATCAATTCTCCAATGTCGGGTGCGACCCCCAAGGATCCGGAGGGAACATAGAGCCCTGAAAGGGTGTAGCTTCCGGATCTCTTGCCCAGAATGGTCGCCCCGACGGAACGTGTCCCTCTATGGTCCGACCGAGGCTTTTTCTCTTGATTCGGGGTGATGCTGATCTTGTTGAAACTGATGGCGTCTCCCGCGACCGGCCAGAGCAGAGTATTAAACGCGGTCTGAGGCTTGATGAATCCCTGTCCTTCATAGGGAACTGCATAATCACCTGGCATAGCGTTCTCCTTTCATTCAATGTTGAGGTGGCGGGACCTTTGATCAGCGTCCCGGTCTTGCCTTCACCCCAGCCTTCGTCGTCTTTACCTCTTCCTGTGGGATAGTAGGGGAAGAGGGGTATCGATGAATTTTAAAGTTCTCATCTTTTTCAAATTGCTTTGCGATTTCCTCTGTGCAGGGGAGTTTTGTCACACGTTTCGGTTTCGGCATCTCAGGAGGTTCAGCCTTATTCTTGGCCGCCGCCATCTTCTTTTTATGGTAGGCGACCATCTGCTTCCGATCGAACTGCCGTACCCCAAACGTCCCGATGTCGCGCACCTGCACCAAACCTTTTCCTAGATATTCCAGTAAACATCTCATCTGCTTCCTCCTATAGTCGTGCCTTGTATCGAAAAATGATGGTCTTCTTTGCCGCCAGAAGGTTGGCTAGGGGGACCACTGTGGAGGCTTCTACCGAGACCGACCGGGCGATGGTGTAGCCCGGAAGGTTCAGAAGGTTATGTTCTAGGACGGCCTGGGCGTCTTTTATTATTTTAATGACACCACGGTTGACATCGTCTCCGACGATGGCCCGCTCCGGGCGCATGATTTCTTCGTAGCCCGATATCCGTACCTCCCGGAAGGTCTCTTTCTTCTTTCCGGGAAGGTGTTCAATCGATTCCGCCCCGTCGGTGATCCCGACCAGAGGGAATTTTGCCTCGGAAGGGAGGACATCATCGTCCGGCCCTTCCGGGATGATCTCCACCGAGCCCTTCAAGTAATCCATCGTTGGAGCCGTTTTAATCGCCGTTTGAATGGCCTTTAAAAGGGTGTCCATGTTTACAGCCTCGCGACATCAACCGCAGAGAGGCCCTTCGGAGTCTCTTCAACCCCGCACTCCACCCGCTGTCCTTCCTCAAGCGTTCGCCGACCGCCCATCTGGATGGCGCTGTGATGGCAGAAGACGTCCCGGACGTCTTCTGATGTGATAAAGCCAAAGCCCTTCGCGTCGTTGAACCACTTTACGTTTCCGCTGTGCCTGGTCATTTCATCTCCTTCGAATTAAAAATTATCCAGCGTTCCCCCCGTTGTCCCTTTCTTCCCCGTAATCCTCCGGTCCGCACCAGAGGCCTTCGCCCCACCGGCTTGATCCTGCGCCCGCTGCGGGGTCTCTCCCAGGGTCGTCTTTCTATCTGCCAACATCTTGAGCAGCCTGACCCCGTTGTCCCGCCGATCTTTGCGCTGATCCGGGACTGCCATCCTCCGTGAATACAGGTTGTAGATCGCCAGGTCAGCCGAGAATCGTGCCACCAGGGGCGGGATCGGCGAGAGCGGCACCGTGTACCGCCCCGCCAGGTAAGAATCGATCTCCGCGTCGGCATCGACAATCGCCTTGTCGATGACCGCCTGATTCACCACGCCCAGATTCTCGTCGTCGGTCAACTGGATTAGTTGATCCTCCGAAAGCTGGTTCTTGAGGTCAGCAAGCGTGCTGTACGGCATGGGTTATTTCTCTTCCTTTTTTTGTTTCTTTTCTTTAATCTCCTGCACGGCGCCGGATGCAAGCAATTGCTTGTGTTTCTTTTTGTTGAGATCCACGATCTCGCCCTCTTCAAAAGACTCATCGTCAATGCGAATGGCTGAAACCACTAAACAGTTCATGTTTCCTCCTTTTTAATGAGCATTCCATCCAGTTTGCCAAAAAGGTCGATTTCCCGATTCCACCTTCAAGGGGGGGCTTTCGCCCCCCGATCACGAGGTTAAGCGACCGCGTTTTGAACGAAGTATCCGGCCTCAGAGGTCGTGATGAGGACCTGGTACACATCCTCGGCGTAGATGATCTCCAGCTTCGGCTCCTCGCGGTAGCGAAAGACCTGCGGCTTACCCACTAAGCGCGGGGTATAACCGAAGGAGGGGATCTCCTTTCCGACGCCGGGCGGCACCCAGGCGAGGATGGCGTGTTTGCCCCAGATGTCTGTGAAGACCCCGGCCTGATCGGACCAGACGGCCTTTCCGACCACAACACGATCGACCGAGAAGAGCGCGGCCAGAAGATCGGCTGTCACAATCCCCCGCTGGGTGTACTTGATCTTGTCGATGATGCTTGCGTGTTCTCCCAGACGATTGAAGACGATCGGCCCGATCATGAGGGTATTGGGGTAACGTCCGATCTTGCTCCGGACCGCTTCCCTTCCCGTGTTGATATCGCTGATCGGAGTCGACGCGGCATCATTCCATTGGGCTGCCCCGGCAAGCGTCACCTTGTTCCCGGCCGGATAGTTCGCAAGATCCTGGGCTAGGTCGGCCGCTGTCTTCTCCCTCTCCAGCTGGATCGCCTCAGTCACAGTATTCAGCGTCCGGATCTGGAGATCGATCGGGTTGGACTGCTCGGTGAGTTCTTCATCATCGATGGGCCCCTCCAGGGTATGGTCCTCCAGGGCGAGGGTAATCATGGGGATGTTATCCCAATCGATCCTCTTCGACTTGGCCCGCATGGCTCGAAGCGTGGTGTAGAGCTTGAAGGCCTCCTTCCCGAACTTGACGATCTTCCCGCCCCGTTTCTGGTTGGGAAGGATCGGGAAGAGGGCATCGGCAATGAACTCGGCATTGGTATAACCCAGTGCGACGTTCGTTAAAACCGGGTCAACGACCCGTAGTTGATTGAGTGGCGGCATCTTTTATTCCTCCTTTATTTGATAATGTTAAGATGCTATTAACATCTTTACATTCAGACTTATTTCACCAACAGTACTTCGATCATGTCGCCTGCGGCCCCTGCCGCTTCCATTGCGATCGCGTTGATCTTCTCCGGCCTGACCGATCCGGCGAGGGTGATAATCGCGCCGTTGACGGCGGACGATGTCACGGCGGTCACGCCGGCATCCACCGTTGCCACCAAGTTGGCCGCGACCACGGCGCGCCCCTGGGCGTCGGCCGCTAGAGAATCCCCGACGGCGATCACGCCACCGGCTTCAATGATGGCCGAGCCGAGCACAGTCACCGGCAAGAGATCATCCAGTACGGCATCCTGCTGTGCCACGCCAAACGCTTGCTTTCCGGCGACGGCCACCTGAATTTTGTCAAACCCGACAAAGCGCCTTCTTGTGATGACACCGCCGGACTTCACCGTCAGTGCCAGCGTGGGTGTGTATTGTTCTCCCATTTCAGTTCCTCCTTTTTAGAAAGTTCGTAAGTTTCGCGTTTTCAGTTCAAAACTTTGGCTTAAGAGACCGCCTTCACCGCGTCCGTGTAGGTCACATCTTTGTGAGCCTGCTGATATGCGGTCACCTTGTTGTGCAGCTCCAGGCGGTCCTCATCGACGGGGATCTTCCCGTCAGTACTGAATTCCGAACCCTTCTTTAGATTCTCGTGCGGCGCAACCTCCTTAAAGGTCACTACCTTGGGAAGCTCTAACAGGAACCTCCTGAAGAACGCGCCCGGCGTCTCCTTCTTTCCTTCAGCGAATTCGATCTCAGTCGGCATCTCCTCGATCTGCTGCATGAAAGTAGAAAGCCCCATCTTCTTCCAGGCCGGGAGGAAATGACCGTCCTTCTTTAACAACTCGCCAAAGGAGGTGACGTTCTGCTTCCGGACTTCTTGCCGCTCCGCCTTTCGCTCAGACTCCATTTTGGCAATCTTTTCATCCCGCTTCTTCCTCTCATCTTCGAGAGAGGCGATCTTACTTGCGTATTCCGTCTTCTGGGAATTGAGCTTTTCCTTGACTTCTGCATTCAACTCTTCCTGTGTAAATGTCTTTGTCATGGGTTCCTCCTTGTTTTTGTGTTTGTTCTCTTCCGAGATAAAAAATGCCTTCATTCGGTTGAACACCCGGTCTAGAAGGTCGGCTTCTTCCGAAAACTCGATCACGACCATGGGTTCCACATCAGTGAACTTGATTCTTTCCAGGCCCTTAACGGCTGGAGGAACGGCACCGAGAAAGCCGATATGCCTGATCGATAAATCCGGATTAAGTGCAATAGAACGGTTTGGGAACATCTTCTTCTTCACCATCTCGGCAAATTCCGGAACAAGATCTGAAAACCGAACCCAGATCCGCCCGGCCTCTTTTTTGACTTCATCGACCCATCCCCAGGCCGGGGCGTCGATCTTCGGGTGTCCGATGACGGCCGGTGCCGCCAGGTCCTGAGATGCGGCAACGATCTTGTCGAGATCGGCCTCCGTCCAGGTACGGGTCACGCCCGCCATGTCGGTATGCGTTCCTGTTTTGAATACGTCGATCCAATCCTTCATCCCCTCACTCCTTTCTTTAAGTGCCGATCGATGGCCTTGATCATCTCGGTCTTGTCCTCCTGCTGAATCACGAGGTAGGGCCGGGCCGGTATCGTCACTTTTTTGCCTCTTCCGGCCTTGCCGCCCAACTGATGGATCGCGCCATAAACGACATTGTCCGGACCGATCTTCACCGAATCCGAAGAGGGCCGAGCGTTGATCGATCCCATCAGACGACCGGATTGAATCAGTATCCGCTGCGGCCTGGATTTCTTTCGAGGCCGCCAACGCTTCGCTCCTCCCTCAATGCTTCCTTTCGCCTTGTACCGTCCGCCGACCTCGAAGTTTTTAATCACGGATGTCCGGACGATCCCGCCGATCTCCCGCATCACCGGGGTCATATCACTCACCCGCCGACTCAGACGCTTCAGCATCCTTCGGACTTTCCGGTCGTCGTACTTGATTTCTATGTTCGCCATTGTTATAATTTCCTTATCGCTGGCAGAGAGGGAGCCTTGCCCTCAATGCTCTCTGTTACGCGCTGCGGCCGGTTTGGGGTTGAGAGCTATTTCCAAGAAAGTCACTTTCCATAAAGCAGCCTTCCCTTCCTTAAATTTCCTGCACCGGTAACGCCTCCTCGAAAGAAACTCAAATTCTGCCAGGCCCCATCTTTGACCTCCAAGACCAGGCCGATCACCACGTTGCCCTTGACCCTTATCCCCTTCACATATTTTTTCCGCAGGCCGACCTTGCCCGTGGCCTCATTTCGGGAAAAGTTTCCCCAGATCTCGTAGGGATCTTCGATCAACTCCCGGATCAGCGGGAAGAACTGTTCCCTGCCATCCAGGCGTGCCGTCTTTGCCAGCATATGATCGACAATCGCCTGATTGACCAACGTCTGTTCTCCGAGCGGATCGATAAACACCATCTCATCTCCACCGATGCTCTTTTTCAGGCCACGCCGCAGGCCCGACTCTGATTGTGACCGCCTGAAGAGTGCTGTGGTGGTGGTGACCACCGGAAGAATTTCGGGCCGACCAAAAGCCGTCGGACCCATCGGATCGAGATCCACCCAGGGACCCTCCGCCTCATCGAGCACCCGCTTCGCATGGTCGCTTCCCCAGGCCGTACGGCCGGGGTCGTAGTCCCAGCCCGGATCAATCCCCTTCGGGATCGTGTGAACTTCTCCGGTCCTGGGGTTCGTCCATGGATAAGTCCCATCGTCTGGGCCTTTTTTAGAAACGGTGTGCCCGTCGCGTTTCAATTCGCTCTTTGAATGGCTCACGATCTGGCACTTACAGCCCCATCCATTTGGAGGCCTGTGCGTATTCCACCAAGGATCATCGAAGGGCAGCACCATCCCGCTCCATTCGAGATGCAGCGGCCTTGGGTTTTCCGAAAGACCGCCGATGTAGCGAAGGAAGGGCCGTTCCTTCTTCCCGGCCTGCATCTGGGCATACTGCCCGGCAGCGTAGGCGGTTCGCATGTTCGTATGAAAGATCACCCCGGTGCGCCAACCGCGCTTTCCCTTGTAGCTCCAGCCGTGACGGGTAACGATGTCATCGAAGCGCTTTCTAAAATCCGTGATGGTCTCGCCATCGGAAATCGCCTTATTAATCGTGTCATGAAAATCAGAGAGCAGCTCCTGCTTCATCGCCCCGGCGACCACAAAGGCCCGGCTGTGCATCCCCTGCCAAAGATCGTCCCAGGTCTCCGTCGGGACATTCACCTTTTCCCGCAGGAAAGTAATCGCCTCTTCAAAAGGAACCGTCTTGAAATCAACTTCCGGCATTATCTTCCTCTGTTGCCTCAAACCGGCCCGCCAGCTCCGCCGTGGCCAGGGCCTGCTGCAGGAGATCGCCCAGGTGAACCGGGTCCATCTCTTTATATCTATCCAGCAGGCGATCCTTTAAATCCTCCAGGCTATCTGCCTCGGCCACCAGCTTGGCAATCGGATCGATCATGGGATTTAAGTCCGCTTCCAGCATCAGCCGGTCGACAAGGGGATCAACGCTGTCGGAGGATTGGTTTATCGCGCGGGCGAAGGCACTCGTCTCGATCCCCCCTTTTGTTTCGTTCCCCGTATCGGGGGGTGAGGGGGAAACCAGCTCCTCATCCTCCGCAGGCTCCGGGATATCGTAGGTATCGTAGAAATATTTCTTCGCGATCGGCAGGCCGATCTTTGTCACCAGGCGCTCGTCCCGTTCGGCCAGATCCAGGAGGTTTTTCTCCGGTTCTGTCCGGATCCAGAACTTCGGATATTCGGTCACGCCTGGAAAGTTGAAATCCACCAGCCAGGGGATCAACTGGCAGTTCAGGGCCTCGGCAATGTCGTCGGCATCGTCTTTGACCAGATCGAGCCGGACCTCGTTGTGGACATCGCCCAGGGCACGGGATCCGGAGTCGCCGACATCGGTGGTTAAGCTCTGCCCCAGGGTGACGATGGCAATCGATTTGTCCCAATACGCCATGAAGCTTTTGTAGGAATCGGTTGTTCCCCGGCGCTGGCTCTCCAGTAGCTCTATGATGATGTTATCGGGGATCGTGACCGCCGCCTCCTGCTGGATCGCCTCGATGGCTTTAAGAAGCGCGTCCCGTTGAGGCTTCTCTGTTCCGGGCGGGTACTTCCCCACTACGGTCGGTGAGCCGAACTTCTCCAGATAGATCGACCAGAAGCGGATCCCGTTTTTCTTGAACCAGACCGGCCAGTACAACCTGCTGCCTAAGCCGGAGCCGAAAGGATTTCCGATCTTGCTCCCGGAGGACAGCACGATGAACTTCCGGTCCGGGACTTCTTCTCCCTCCAGGAGGTGCTGGGGCGTCAATAGACGCAGGCTTCGATCGAGGGCGAAAGTGAAGCGGCGTTGATCACGGCCAATAATCTCGTGGATTCCGATCTTCCCATCATGAGAGACCTTCCAGAGGACCTCCGCCACGGCGAAGCCTTTTAATTTGGCATCCAAAAGCGACTTAATGATATCCCCGAAAGGCAACGCCAGAAGCGTCTTCTCGATAAACGCGGCGATGTCGACGTCTGCGCCCTCTTCGGATGCGGGCGTGACCTGCCATTCTTTTCCGGAGACGGCGGTTTTACGCGTCTGAAGCGCGGCATAAACTTTGTCGTCCCGCTCCAGGTCTTCATAAATTTTAAGACCGGCCCCTCGGCCCTCGGTCGCTAAGACCGTATCGGGATTAAGGAGGATGTTTCCGATGTACCCGATCGTGATATCCCGGATCCCGACCGAAGCAATCTCATCCTTGATCGGTTTCGGCGGTTTCCCCTCGTCGGAGGGCTTCAAATCGGCCATTTAGACGCCTTTTTTAACTGAATCGCTCATATTGGCTTTCAGACCCGTTTCAAAAATCGTTTAATACCCGTTTAAATTCGTTTAATTTGCGTTTAATAATTTTCAAGGTCTCTGTATAAGTCAGTCCCTGAGATCGTCGATCGTGGGGCATCCTGGGCGGTTTTTATTTTTCTAAAATCCCCCCATCTTCGAAAATTCACGACTTCCCGGATTTGCGCAGTCAAATTCGGGATGCCATTCGGCATCATTTTCGATTGCGTGGACCAGCATCGCGCCGGCAATCGCCCCGTCTCCATGACGCTGTCCGCCGTCTGCGCCCTTGGTGTGTACGTCGTCCGGAACCTTGGCAATACCCTTGGTCATTCGGACGAGTCGATTATCAGCCAGCAAGTCAGAGTCTTTCGGGAGCAGGATCGTCTGATCTTCGAGGTGGCTTTTATATTTCGGCATGGCATCCTGATACCACGGCCTTGAAGGCATGACCTGTCGGATGCGACTTGCCCCATAGCGCTGCATGGCAACCTCGGCCAGGTATTGTCCGTTTCCGCGTGCGTCCATCGCACCCCCGGAGAAGCGGGGAAGACGATCCACGACATAAAAAAGAATTTGCTCCTGCTGCCGGAAGGGAACATCCCGCAATTCAATGGCACAAATTGATCGGTAGTGTAGCTTCTGATCTTCCTGTGCCGGAAGAATGTAGGTTAGATCTCCGGAACGACCAAAATCCTCGCCAAAATAAGTTTTTCTGTTTGGATCAATTTGATCCAATATCGGGTCCAGATAGTCTTTGATCCATGCGAGGGCGATGGCTTCCCGCTCGGCGTCCGGCTTCTGGGCAAATCCATCCTCACACTTCCAACGGACCACGGAGATTTCTTCATCCATGCAGCTTAAGATGAGGGCGCGAGAAAGAAAGACGCCACTCCCGCCTGAAGGGATGCAGAAAAGCTCTTCGTCAGCATCTTCTCCGTAGAATTCAACAAGCTGCTGACGCCAGGCGGCTTCGGCTTCGGGTGACCACTCCCGTTTTAAGGAGAGACAGATTTGTTTGTACAAGCCTTCCTCCAATGCCTCGTCAAAAGTAACGCGATGTAGAGAGAAGGGTTTTTTACCCGTCCGGATATCCTCGACGAGATCGTTGAAAGGGTTGTCGTCTCCAAAGTGTGTGGACATGATACGGACATCACCGCCCCACATGGTCAGCGCGATCGCTGCCTTAATCAGACCTGACAGGTCGGAGTGGAACGCAGCCTCGTCAATAACAACCCGTCCACGCTTACCGCGAAGGTTACTGGGCCGGGATGAAAGCGCAGTGATCCGGTGACCCGAAGCAAACGTAATCCGATATGAAAGGATGCCCTCTTCTTTCTTGTCGTCGTCTAATACCAGTTCCTGCATTTCGGAGGCCGCTTCGTGAAAGTGCCTGGCCCAAAAGGCGCAGTCCCGGATGAATTCTTGTGCCATATCCTGGTTGTACCCGATATACCAAACGTCCCTGCCGGATGTGCTGGCGGCATAGAGTGTGTCGTCAGCTGCTTCGGACCATGAAAACCCGATCTGGCGGGATTTTTCAGCAACCTTCACTGTGGCCTTATCTCTCGTCCACCTCGTCTGAAAAGGCAGTAAAACCCCTTTTTGAGATATTGCCGTCATGTAGAAATCCCCATGATTTTATTTCTGATATCCTCAGCCTTGTCATCGGACAGCCCATGGGCTTTCGCAACCGAGACCACTTGGTCCGCCGTCTTTTGAACTTTTTCCTTCAATACCATCTTGAGTTTCTCCCGCTGGACGCCGGAGGATTGCAGGCGGGCGATGGTCTTCATGACCTCGGTCGCCTTTTCTCCTTGCATGCTGTCCAACTCCAAGAGATAGGTCAGCGCCTTCTGAAGTGCGATGATGGCCGCAGCTTCTTCCAGATCCAGCGCCCCCTTACCTCCCGCCTCAGCGACAATCGCCTTTGCCTGGCCGATTGAGATGTTGACGCGATCCAGATCTGCTAAATGGTCCTTTCCGTAACGGCCAACTGAAGACTTCCCGATCGGATGGCCCATCTCGTTTAACCGGGCGGTGATCGCATCGTAGGTCCAACCGTTGACCAGGAGCTTATTGGTCAGATCGACAATCTCCTGCGGAAACTGTGTGACCTTATGGTGCTTGCGGCGTCCCATCACCCAGGCTCCGGAAGGTCAATTGCCGGGTCGGGCGGACTCGTACCCTCCAGGAGTTTGATTCCTTTATTTGTGATGCCATGAACCCACATCTCCTCGCCCATGGCCTTGACCAACTTGGAAGACAGATATGGATCTTGCTGCAGATAAACGATCTCGGCCGTAATATCCGATTGAAGCACACCAGGGAAAAGGGGCATGATATCGAGGCAGAGATTGCGCTCGTTCAGCGGGACAGGAAAGCTCAGGTGGAGTGTCCTCAAGATGCGATAACGGACAGTCCTGTGAAGGTTTCGTATCATAATTTCTCCCTTATACTGGCTTGAATTTTGTTCAACGCTTCTACCTGTGCATCGAGTTTATGATCGAAACTGGTCAGTATCCGAATGAAGTCATCCCGCAAAACATATTGATGCGGCAGCTTTGTCTTAAACTGGGTCAGATCGTCCGCCAGCTTTTCATCCTTCGCCCTTAGCTCTTTAGCAAGTTTTTCATCGCTGTCCTTCAACTCTTTAAACTGATCCCGATCCGAGTCCCGCTTCCCCCGCATAAAGAAGATGATGACCGCGACCCCAATGGTCATGATCAAGTTCATGCCGAGCAACACGATTGGAAAAACAATCTGGATTAAAATGTCCGGCTGCGTATTTCCCATTAGGGCACCTTCGTTAAGTTTTTCACGATGAATACAATTTCGTTTGCCCCGGATTTTGTCCCGGCGGACCAGGTCCACTTAAATAGAGCAACATGGGATTCCTTTATGAGGGTTCCGACCATCACGTTATCGAGTATCCGCATCGGAAATACGAAGTTCCCGCTCACATCAACCGTTCCGCCGTTGGCGTTTAATACATCCAGGCCGCTCACCGAATTAATGGTATTGCCCGTTGTATTGTCATAGAGCGTCATAGTCAGCATGGTCAGCGACGCTGCGGGAAGGCCAACGCCGTCTTGGTCTTGTACCTGGAACTTAATCGACGGAGTCGTCTCTTCCGCGACCTCATCGTTTGGACCATTTAGGATGGTTCTGATCAAAAGATTCTCCTACTTTTCTATTCGTACATTCCCAAGGCCCGGCGAATTCACCGAAATATTGACCAGTCCCGGAACGGCCAGTGCGATATTGGCCAGCTTCGGCTGTGCAATTGAAATGTTCGCCAGACGAATGACATCCGGGGCGATAAACGTGCCGGTGGCTTCCAGCACCCCGGCCTCGCTGTCCTCGACGATCCCAAGGGCTTCAACCGATCCGGCCTCTATAACCGATGCGCCGGAGAGGGATTCTGTTGCCCCGGCTTCAATGACTTCCGCGCCTGTTAAAGATTCGAGTCCTCCACCCTCTATCAATTCGACCAGGCCGGAAGATTCAACCGCTCCAAAGACAACCAAAGACGTGCTCTCTAAAGCCTCTACCAGGCCCGCCGCAACTGCCGATGCTGTTTCCCCGGCTTCGATAGCTCCTGAGTTCGTCAATGTGATCAATCCAGCAGACTCGACGGCCCCCTGGTTGATGACCGATATCAACCCTCTCGCCTCCAACACGCCGGAGACGGTGACGCTGACCGGGGTTTCTTCCGAGGAAAGAGACTCTAAGGCCCCGGCCTCCGCCTGGTCGATCCCTTGCAGAGATTCGACCGTCCCCGCCTCGATCACGGATGCGGCTTCCAGAGATTCTACTGCTCCGGCCTCTACCGTAGAAGGTGATTCGAGAGACTCTATTGAACCTGTGTCGGTGGTGGACAAACCCTCCAATGATTCAACCGCACCGGATGCCGTCTGTGATGCGGACTCGCCGGACTCAATGGACCCCGCTTCGGTCTGTTCAGTGGATTCAAGTGATTCAACCGTCCCGGCTTCAATCACCGAAAGTAGCCCTGCGGCCTCAATCGCGCCGGCATCCGGAGCTTCAACGATGCCCAGAGCTTCATGCGCCCCGGCTTCGATCACGGATGCGGCTTCCAGAGATTCTACTGCTCCGGCCTCTACCGTAGAAGGTGATTCGAGAGACTCTATTGAACCTGTGTCGGTGGTGGACAAACCCTCCAATGATTCAACCGCACCGGATGCCGTCTGTGATGCGGACTCGCCGGACTCAATGGACCCCGCTTCGGTCTGTTCAGTGGATTCAAGTGATTCAACCGATCCGGCCTCTATAACCGATGCGCCGGAGAGGGATTCTGTTGCCCCG